GATCGCGCGGCGCTGGCTGCCTACTGCCAGGCGTGGGCGCGGGCCGTCCAGGCCGAGAGGGCGCTGGTGCCAACCATCCAGGCGGTCGCAGGGCCTAATGGCGAAACGCTACAGGTCATCGACAATGGGCTGGTCTTCACCACGCCTAACGGCTACGTCCAGCAACGGCCTGAAGTCTCCATTGCGTTCAAGGCGTGGCAGGCGGTCCGTGCCTTTGCTGCCGAGTTCGGCCTGACGCCGAGCGCCCGGAGTCGGCTCTCGGTGAAGCCACCGGACGGTGATGATGAGGACGACCTGGACTGATGCATGAAGGACCCAGGCTACTACTTCGACGAGGCGGCCGCCGACAAGGCGGTCGTTTTCATAGACCGGCTACAGCACACGAAGGGCCGCTGGGCGGGTACGCCGTTCAACCTGCGCAAGTGGCAGAAGAAGATCATCCGGGAGGTCTTCGGGTGGAAGAACCCCGACGGGACCCGCAAGTATCGGACCGTCTATATCGAGATCCCGCGCAAGAACGGGAAGTCGGAGCTGTGCTCGGGCATCGCCCTCTATCTCCTCTGCGCCGATCGCGAGCCGGCGGCCGAAATCTACGGGGCGGCCAAGGACCGCGACCAGGCCACTATCGTCTTCAACCCGGCAGCGGAGATGGCCCGGCGCCGGCCTGCGTTGCGGCGCCGCTGCAAGATCATCGACTCCTCGAAACGGATCATCGTGCCGAAGACCAACAGCTTCTATCGCGCCATCCCGGCCGACGCAGCGGGCAGCCTGGGTTTCAACGCCCACGGCGTAATCGTGGACGAGCTCGCCGTCCAGCCGAACCGCGACCTCTGGGACGCGCTGACGACGTCGCAGGGGGCCCGCGACCAACCGCTCACGGTGGCGATCACGACGGCCGGGATCAATCAGCAAGGCATCTGCTGGGAGCAGCACGAGTACGCGCGGCGGATTCTGGACGGGACCATAGAGGACCCGACCTTCTACGCCGTCATCTACGCGGCGCCGGAAGAGGCGGACTGGCAGAGCAAGAAGGTGTGGCGGGCCTGCAACCCGGCGCTGGGCGACTTCCTGCGCATGAGCTACCTGGAGGCCGAGTGCCGCAAGGCCAGAGAAGCGCCGGCCTTTCAGAACACTTTTCGCAGGTTTTTCCTGAATCAGTGGGTTCAGCAGGTCACGCGGTGGATCGACCTGGCGCTCTGGGACGAGAACGCGGGGCCCATGCTGGACGAAGAGAAGCTGAGGGGTCGGACCTGCTACGGCGGGCTGGACCTGGGCTCCGTCTCCGACCTCACGGCCTGGGCAATGCTCTTCCCGCACGAGGACGACCCGGAGGCCATCGACGTGCTGGCCCGCTTCTGGTGCCCGGAGGCGCGGCTGCACGATACGGCGAATCCCTACCGGGACTCCTATCAGGTCTGGAAGCGGCAGGGCTGGCTCCAGACGACGCCGGGCGAGGCCACGGACTACGCCTTCGTCAAGGACCAGATCGTCAAGGACGCCGCCGCTTTCCGGCTCGTGGACCTGAACGTCGACCGTCTCTTCCAGGCGCACCAACTCGCCACAGAGTTGACGGACGAAGGGCTGAAGGTCGCGGGCTTCGGCATGGGCTTCCTGTCCATGGCGGCGCCGATGCGGGACTTCATGCACCGGCTCTTAGGCCGGAAGCTTCACCACGGGGGCAACCCTGTGCTGCGCTGGATGGCTAACAACGTGGCCGTGAGACAGGATCCCGCCGGCAACCTGAAGCCCGACAAGGCGGCCAGCCAGGGGAAGATCGACGGGATCGTGGCGCTGGTGATGGCGCTGGATCGGGCGATGAGGCAAGAGAGCCCACCCGCTTATGAGCGTCATGGAGTGAGATACGTATGAGAATCCCTCTCTGGACCGCCTGGCGCGAACGGCGCGCCTGGCAGCTCAATGCCGCGACCTCCGTCCTCGCCAACGCCGGCCTGCAAATTCAGACCGCCTCCGGCGTCTCGGTGACGGAGAAGAAGGCGCTGACCTACATCCCCGTGCTGGCAGCCAGCCGGGTCATCGCCGAAGACGTGGCCTCTCTCCCCCTCATCACCTATCGGCGGCTGGACCCGCGCGGCAAGGAGCGGGCGACGAGCCATCCCCTTTACCAGCTCCTGCACACGCAGCCCAACCCTGAGCAGGACTCCTTCATGTTCCGCTCGCTACTCCAGCTCCATGCGGCGGCCTGGGGCGGCGGCTACGCTGAAATTGAGACGCAAGATGGCTGGCCCGTGGCGCTCTGGCCGATCCCGCCCTGGCGCATTGAGCCGCGCCGGGACACCCGATCCGGCGAACTCTACTACCATGTCGCATCACCGGCCATCAACGAAGTCAGCCAAGAGCAGGGTGTTGACCTCTGGCGTTGGCAGGTCTTCCGTGTCTTCTGGCTTTCGCTGGACGGCGTGACGCCCATCTCGCCGGTGGGCTTCGCCCGCGAGGCGATCGGCCTCGGCCTGGCGCTCGCCGAGTTCGGGGGCCGCTTCTTCTCGAATGACGCGCGCCCTGGCTTCATCCTAGAACACCCGGGCAGCCTCAGCGATGACGCCTATAAGCGCATCCGAGGGACGTTCGAGCAGCGGCATCAGGGCCTCAGCCGTAGTCACCGCGTCGCCCTGCTCGAAGAGGGCATGAAACTTCACGAGGTTGGCATCCCGCCCGAGGACGCGCAGTTCCTTGAGACGCGCAAGTTCCAGCGGACGGATATCGCTTCCCTCTACCGGATGCCGCCGCACAAGATCGGCGACCTGGAACGGGCCACCTTCACGAACATCGAGCAGCAGGCCATCGAGTACGTGGTAGACTGCTTGCGGCCCTGGCTCGTGCGCTGGGAGCAGGCCATCCTCACCCAGCTCATTCCACGAGAGCAGCGGGCCGGCATCTTCGCCGAGTTCCTTGTCGACGGGCTCCTCCGAGGCGACACGCCGAGCCGCTATGCCGCCTACGCGACGGCCATTAACAGCGGCTGGATGAGCCGTAACGACGTCCGGGTGCTGGAGAACTTGAATCCCGTCGACGGCCTTGATGAGTTCCTTATCCCGCTGAACATGGTGGGGGCCGGAGGCGCGCCGCCCGCGCTGCCGTCGGGCCGCTCCGAGCAGCGCTCCGTCGCCGGCCGGCGCCGTCTGGCCGGAGCCTACCGGGACCTCTTCATACAGGCCGCGGCTCGCATCGTCCGCCGTGAGAAGGTGGACGTGCTGAAGCTGGCGGAAGCGCAACTAGGGAAGCGGAACGGTACGTCCTTCGCTGAGGGTCTCGATGAGTTCTTCGCTGAGCATGAGGACTTCGTTCGCCGCGAGATGGGCCCGGTGCTGCTGTCCTACGCTGAGGCCGTCCACGCCGAGGCCTCGGGCGACGTGCGGGCCGAGGGGGGGCTTCCGCCGGAGCTGGAAGTCTTCATGGCGGCCTACCTCGCGGGCTTCATCAACCGCTGGATCGGCTCCTCTCGGGGCCAGATTCTCAGCGTGACCGGCGTAGCCCTGGCCCAGGCAGGCGATCCGGTGGCCTCTCTGGCGGATCGCTTCACCGAATGGCTGGCCACGCGGCCCGAGAAGACGGCGACGTGGGAGACGCACCAGGCGGGCGAGGCCGTGACCTCCGAGACATGGCGGCTGGCCGGCGTGCGCGAGAAGGTCTGGTCAGCGAATGCCGGCGCCTGCCCGCTCTGCTCAGAACTCGATGGCCAGACCGTCGAGATCAGCAAGTTCTTCGTGGGCGAGGGTCAGTCGGTTGAGGCCGATGGTGCCGAGCCGCTCACGACGGACATGGGGATCGGCCATCCGCCCCTGCACGATGGGTGCGAATGCAGCCTGGTCCCCGGTTAGGAGGCTCATCATGGAAACGAGAATGGCCATCGGCCCTCACACGACGGCCAAGGCCGCTGAAGATCAGGCGTGGTCTGCGCCGACGCTGGGCGACTTCACGGACGAAACGGACTTCTCGGCGATGCCGGACTCTGAGTGCCGGCGGATCGCCATGCACGCAGCCTGGTCAGCCAACATGCCACCGGAGACCTTCGGCGACATGAAGCTGTTCCACCACGAGGGCAGCAAGAGTGGCATGGGGCCCGTCGTCTGGCGGGGAGTCGCAGCGGCGATGGCCGTCCTCATGGGTGGGCGTGGGGGCGTCGATATCCCGACTGGCGATCGCCGGGCGGTCTACAACCACCTGGCAAGTCACTACGAGCAGTTCGACAAGGACCCACCGGAGTTCAAGTCGCAGGACAGTGCCGGCGTCGAGTGGCGCATGTCCGACCTGGAGACCGTCGATCTGCGCGTGCTCCGGCAGGATGGCGAGCCGCCTAAGATCGTCGGGCATGGCGCCGTCTTCAACAAGTGGTCGCTGCCCATAGCCGGATACTTCCGCGAGCGCATCCTGCCCGGTGCCTTCACAAAGACCTTGAAAGAGTCGCCGGATATCCCCTCGCTCTACAACCATGACCCCAACATGGTGCTCGGGCGCACGAGCAACAAGACGCTGGAGCTGCGCGAGGACGATGTCGGGCTCTGGTTCCAGGTGGTTCCGCCTGAGACGACCTACGCCCGCGACCTCCTGGTGAACATCGAGCGGGGCAACGTGACCGGCAATTCCTTCGGCTTCATCAGTGTCAAGGACCGCTGGGCCACTGACGGCGAGGGCGACACCCGTGAGGTGATGGAGGCCCGGCTGCTGGACGTGGGCCCCGTGACATTCCCCGCCTATCCGCAAACCGACGTGGCCGTGCGCGCGCTTCTGGACTGGGAGCAGCGCATCGGACGACGCCTCCAGGGCAAGCGGCTGGAGCAACTTGCGGGCGTTGTCATGAGCCTGAAAGACGCCGCCGCTGGCCTGGAGGAACTGGTCTCCTGGGCCAAACAGGGCGACAACGACGAGGATTCAGCGTCGAGCCGGTCTGGAATGGGCCACTCGACGAGCCTAGAGCGCCTACGAAGGCGCGTCGATGTGCGGCTGAAGACCGCATAGCAACAAGTCGGCCATCAAAGATGAGGCCCCGGAACACCGGGGCCTTTTTCATTGGCCAGAAAGGAATGACCACAATGGACATCGAAGAGCTGAAGAGGGAGCGGCTCGCTCACCTCAATAAGGCCCGCGAGATCGTGGACAACGCCGAGAAGGAGAACCGCGACCTCACGGACGAAGAGCGCGAGTCCTTCAACGAGTGCAACAACCAGTCGGACAGCATCGAAGCGCGTGTAAAGCGCGAAGAGGAGCTGAACCGCCGGCACGGCGTCTTCGCGTCGCCTGGCCCGAAGACGGGCCGCCCGGTGCCGACGCCGTTCGTCGGCATGTCGGACAAGGAGATCGAAGGCTACTCGCTCATGCGGGCTATCCGGGCGGCTGCCAGCGGCGATTGGCAGGAAGCCGGCCTGGAGCTAGCGGCCTCGCACTCCGTCGAGAAGATCATGGGCAGGAACCCGCGCGGGTTCTTCGTCCCGATGGACTGGATGCGGCGCCAGCAGCCGCTCACGCCAGAGCAGCGCGACCTCCTGAAGGGCACGGCTGCCCTTGGTGGCTACGCGGTAGGCACGGATGTGCTGGGGGCCAGCTTCATCGACCGCCTGGTCAACAAGATGGTCATGGCCCAGGCGGGCGTGACCTACCTGACGGGCCTGGTGGGCGACGTGGCGATCCCCCGGCTGGCCACGGGCGTGACGAGCTACTGGGTGGCTGAGAACAACGCCCCGACCGAGGGCACCCAGGCCTTCGAGCAGGTGACTTTGAGCCCGAAGGCCAACGCGGCCTACATCGACATCAGCCGGAAGCTGCTCCAGCAGGCCAGCCTCGATGTCGAGAACATGGTCCGCAACGACATCGCCCGCTCCATCGCCCTGGCGCTGGACAAGGCGATCCTCTTGGGGGCCGGCACGAATGAGCCCACGGGCCTGAAGAACACGACCGGCCTGACCGACTGCTCGGGCACCAACGGCGAGGCGATCTCCTGGGCTGAGATCATTCAGTTGGAGACCACCGTCGCCACGGCGAACGCCGATCTAGGGCGGCTGGCCTACATCGCCAACCCGACGCTGCGCGGCTCGATGAAGTCCACGCTCATCACGGCGACCTACGGCGACCGGATGATCTGGGATCAGGGCAGCCCGGCCACGCCGGTGAACGGCTACCCGTGCCACATCACGGCCCAGATCGCCGCCAACTACACGAAGGGTAGCGGCTCTGCTCTGAGCCACATCTTCTTCGGGAACTGGGCGGACATCATCGTCGGTTCTTGGGGGTCGCTGGACGTTTTGGTTGATCCGTATTCGGGCGGCACCGCCGGCACCGTGCGGGTCATCGCGTTCAACGACGTTGACGTGGCAGTGCGGCACCCGGCTGGGTTCGCCTTCGGTTACTACTCCTGAGCGTAAGCGGAATGAGGATCGCGCGATGGGTAAGGGTCGTCTAGAGAGTCGAGCACGGCTCGATCCGGCATTGATTCCGCCCGCTTTTGGCGGGTACCTGGCTGGCCTGATAGAGGGAGAGGGAACTTTTGCGATTGAGGTGCGGGGGAAGGCGGCAGCCTTCTTCAGCAATGTATGCCTCCGTGCTGATGATCGCCCCCTGCTTGATAACCTGAAGGCTCAATTGGGGATCGGCAACGTAACCGATAAGAATGCCCCTTCCTGCAAAAGCCCGCAGGCCCGTTGGCAAATTTGCCGGTTGAATGAGGCGCTCTACCTGACCCGCGTTCTTGACCGTTTTCCACTTCGGGGGAAGAAGGCTCGGGATTATGCCGTTTGGCGAGAGGCGTTGCATGAATACGTGAGTGGCAGTACATCGCCGGGGCGACTTGAGGCATTCAGGAAGGCACTGAGCAAAGGCCGCAAGTTTCGGGCACTGCCCTCGAAGGTAAAAAGTTCGTCACAATTGAGGCTGATCGCCTGATGGCAATGACCAGTGAGGGCGGGGGCGTGCTGATTAGCCGCCCCCGCTCTAGTTCGGAGGAAGAAGCGATGAAGATTCGGATCACCGAGGCTGGCGTGGGCAAGGTCATCCTGGCGCGCTCCGACTGGCCCGAGGGCGAGGTGCTCACCGTCCCCAAGTATGACGGTGATTTCTTCGTCCGCGAGGGTTGGGCCGAGCTGATGAAGGACGAGCCAGCGAAGGAGCCCGAGCCAGAGGAAGAGGCCGCGCCTCAACCTGAGGCGGCGACGGCCGAGCCCGCCGGTGAGACGGCAACGCAAGAGCGGCCGTCCCGGCGGAGGGGGAGCTAGAAACAATGGCTGATAGAATTCACGAGCGCGCACTAGTGGCGCAGGCAATGGCGCCTGCATCATCCTCTGCCGCCCGTAACGGCAACGCCATCGACATGATGGGCTGGGATGGTTGCGACTTCATCCTGGAGGTCGGCGACATCGCGGCGACCGGGACGCTGAACGCGAAGGTGCAGAGGGATGATAACTCGTCCTTCACTTCGGCAACCGACATCGTCGGCGCGGCCATCACCGCGCTCGGAGCGAGCGATGACAACAAAGTCGTCATCATTTCGGTCTGCGAGCCCAGCGAGCGCTACCTGCGGATTGTGGTCACGGCGGCCACCGCGGCTAGCATTTCTGGTGTGACTGCGGTTCGCTGGCGGCGCCACGGCGGGCTCCCACCGACGCAGGAAGCGGCCGAGGTCGTGGTTGTCGCGCCTGGAGGCTAATAGGCCATGACGGCCGCAGTCACCGACCCCTACGCGGTCGCGCTCGATTATCGGGCCCGCGTTGGCAAGACCGGCACGGGGAGCGATACCGACATCCTGGCCCAACTGACGGCCGTCTCCCGCTACCTGGACCTCAGGCTGCGGCGCTTCTTCACCCAGGACGCGGCCGTGGTCACCCGGCTCTACGACGGCAACGGCGAGGCGCGCCTATGGCTGCCAGACGATATCGCTACCAGCACGGGCCTGGTCGTGACCGTCGACCTGGACGGCGACTACTCGTTCGCCGACGAGACCGCGCTGACCATCGATACCGACTTCTGGCTCGGGCCGGAGAACGCTGACAAGGGGTCGGAGCCGAGGCCCTGGGAATACCTGGACGTCCATCCAAGCTCCGGCCAGCTCTCGATCTGGCCCGATCAGCAGCGGGCGATCCAGGTGACGGCGAAGTTCGGCTGGCCGGCCGTGCCCGCTGCCATCAAGGAGGCGACGATCAGCATCACCCGCCAGCTCCGCGACATGGAGGAGTCGGGCATGACCTACGCCCTCCAGGAGATTGATACCGTGGTCAACCAGTCGCGGGAGATGAGCGCGCTGCTGTGGCGACTCCAGCAGGTGTACGCCAAGCCGTCGAAGTTCTGATGGCCGGTTCTGGTTTCAGCGTCGAGGTCGAGGGACTGGAGAAGCTACAGCGGAAGCTCGGCGGGGCATTGACGCCAGCGAAGACGATGATTGGCGACCTGGCCCGGTATGTCCAGGCCGAATTGAAGAAGGGGGCCAAGCCCCACGCAGCGGATAAGGGCACGTTGGCAGAGGGTGTGAAACTTGAGATGTCGGCGACCGGGCAGCCTCTGGGGGCGACGGTTGGATTCTTCGGGCGAGGTTACGGGGCGCGGTCGTCTATGGGAGCAATCGCGCCGACCGTGAATTATGGCCGCCGCCCCGGCAAACGGCCATCCGTTCAGGCTATTGGTCGGTGGGCCAAGGCTCACGGCATCAGCACAAATCCGTGGGTCTTGGCGCGAAATATAGCACGCGAAGGAACGAAGGGCGTGTTGTTCTTGGAAAAGGCCGAAGAGGCCGGGCGCAAGAAGGCACAGGAGATGATGGGCAAACTGGCGGTCGAGATCGAGAAAAGGTTCGGCTCGTGACCTACACCCTGAACGCCGCGCTTGACCGGATCGTCGCCATACAGGCGGCGATTGCGATCACGAGCCCCGTGGTCCTCGCGGTCGTGGTCGCCCACAAGGACCCGCCGGGGGCGCTCCAGGACCTGCCCTGCTTCATCAACACCATCGCCGTGCCTGAAGTGACGAGCGGGCCGGGGAGCCAGCGCACGATCTACACCGTCAAGATGCAGTTCTTCGGCCGCGATGAGAAGGCGTCGGACGCCTCGGCCATCGCCCGCGCTTTCCTAGAAGCGACGAAGGCGGCGTTCAACGCCGACGTTACCCTGAACGCGAAATGCACCGTGGCCCTGCTCGTGGGCGGCGGCGCCGTCACCGGCCTTCAGTACGCGGGCACCGCCTACATCGGATTCGAGTTGCCGCTGCGCGTCGTCATGCATGAGGCGGTCACGTTCGCCTGAGGAGGTAAGCCATGTGGAAGTACGTCGGGGAGGGCGCCTACCTTCCGGGCATCCCCGCCCGTGACATCACCGACGAAGAGGCGCAGCAACGGGGCATCGAGGAGATGCTTAAAGCCTCAAACATCTATCGGCGCGTCCCCGAGCGTCGGGAAGCCCGAGAAGGGGGTGAGGACTGATGGCCCTCGCAAGCACAGCCATCGAAGCGGGAACCATCTTCCAGATCGGCAAGGAGACGACGCGCGGGACGGCCGTCGCCGCCAGCAACCGGCTGCTGCTGGACAAGCTGGACTTCGACCCCAGCGCCAAGACGCACAAGCCGAGCCCGGCTGTGGGTACGCTCGTGCGCCAGGGGCCGACCAGCATCACGCGCAAGCTGGCCGCGCTGAGGGCGTCGGGGCCCCTGAGTTTCGAGCAGATCCTCTACTACTTCTACATGGGCGTGGAGGGCGGTGTGACGCCCAGCGGAGCCGGGCCCTATATCTACACGTTCGACCCGACCGAGATCGCCGACCCGGCTCCGACGACGTTCACCATCGAGCGCCGGCTCTCGGACATGCTGGCCACGCCGGGCTACGACGACGTCGAAGCCGAGTACTGCTTCTGCCGGAGTTTCAGCATCAAGGGCGCGGAGGGCGAGGAGTCCGTCTGGGAACTCGACGCCGACATCGTCGGCCGCCAGGTTGCCACGTCAACCCTGACGCCGGCCATCGCCGTGCCGTCGGTCGAGGAGATCCTGGTCTACAAGACCAGCCTCTATATCGATGACACCTGGGCGGCGCTGGGCGGTACGCAGGTCTCGGGGCAGCTCCTTGACTTCAGCCTGACCTACAACACCGGCCTGAAGGAGCTCTTCACACCGGACGGCAACCTGTACTTCTCGCGCTACACCTTCGCTGGCGGGGCCCGTGACAAGGGCGCCACCCTGGACCTGACGCTCCTGGTGGATACCCGCATGGCGACCGAGCGGACGAAGGCCCAGGCCGCAGCCACGCGGTTCGTGCGGCTGAAGGCGACAGGCAGCACCGCCAACCGCGAGGTCACGCTGGACATGGCCGTGCAGCACGAGAACGGTGACATCGCCGTGGTCGACGCCCGCGAGGGCCTGCACATCGTCTCGATGCACCTGGTCCCGATCTACGACGCGACCGGCGCCGCCCACTTCAAGGCGGTCGTCAAGAACAACCTGGCGACGCTGCCGTAGGAGGGGCCATGGGATTCATACCAGACGAGGAGATCTACCGGATTGACCTCGGCGATGGCGAGTGGGTAGAGGTCCGCCGCCATCTGACGACAGGCGACCGGAAGATAGCCAACAGTCAGGCGATGGTCATCCGCTCCAAAGCACCGATCGGTAAGGAACCGCAGGACGCAGAGCTGACCTTCGATTCCGCCCTGTGGGGCTTGACCATCCTCAAGCGGATGATCGTGCGATGGAGCGACCCGAAGCAGGTCACGGATAAGAACATCGAACGGATGCCACCTGAGATAGGGGATCGCATCCTGGCAGAAATCGATCGTCTGAACCCAGGGCGGAGCGAGGAGGAAAAAGGGGGCTCTACCGTCAGCTCCTCGTCGCCTTCCGACGCGCCGGCCGAGGGGATTCCGGCGGGACCTGGCCTAGAGAGCTAGGGTACCTGGCGGAGATGCAGGCCATGGAGATCACTGACTACAACGTTTACCTGGCCCAGCCGGAGTTCTACCGGGACGACATGCTGCTCGTGGCTGAGGCGCGCGCCGACGCCGAGCGGAGCCTACGGGCGGAAGAGAAGGCGAAGGCTAGCCAGACAGGACGGCCGCGAGGACGACAGCGATGACAACCCAGATGACCGCTGTCGCTGCGGCGAAGCCCAGGCCCATGAAGAAGCCCTGCTGGAACCAGCGCATGCCGGGGCCGGGTTCGACTGTCACCCATAGAACCCCGTCCTCGTCCACGAGATCGCTGACCTTCGTCCGTTCGGTAATCTTCAAGGCAAACCTCCTCGGCGGGGTAGCCCAAATGATAACACAGATCGAGGACTGGACATGGCCGGAACCGCCGAACTAGCGATCTTCATCCGAGCGAAAGACTCGGCGTCAAAGATTTTCGATTCCGTCAACAAGCAGGCGGGCGGCCTCGGTAAGACATTGACGAGTGTCGGCAAGGTCGCTGCTATTGGCATGGCGGCTGGCATTGGGGTCGCTGGCGCCGCCATGCTCTCCTTCGCCAAGAGCGCGGCTGAGGAAGAGGCATCAATCAAGAGGCTGGAACAGGCCTACCAGAACGCGGTCGGCGATATCGAAGACTTCGGCGACTGGATGGATCAAGCGGTCAAGAATGGCGAGGCCCTCGCCTTCGCTGATGATCAGGTGCGCGACTCTCTGGCCATGCTGACCGCCCAAACAAGCGATGCCGATGAGGCCTTTAGGCGGCTTGAGGTCGCTGAGGATCTCGCTCGCGGTACAGGAATGGATTTGGAGACAGCCTCCCGACTCCTGGGTAAGGTAACCGACGAGAACGTGAATGTTCTCAAACGCTACGGGATCGCAGTCGAGGAAGGCTCTACAGCGACAGAGTTGCTGACAGCCGTCCAGCAGAAATTCGGGGGCCAAGCAGCGGTCTACGCGAAGACGGCCGCCGGTGCCTGGGAACGCTTCGGCAACCAGCTCGACAACGTGAAGGAGACGCTGGGCGCCGCCTTGCTGCCCGTTCTCACGAAGGTGGGCACCAAGCTTGCAGACTTCTTGACGAAGCACCAAGCGGATATCGAGCGCATGACCCAGGCCGCCGCTGACCTTGTCGAGAGGGGCTTTGCCGCTCTGGGGCGCTGGTTTGATCAGCACAGCGCTGACATTGAGGCTGCGCTCGTGGTCATGGCGACGGGCCTGCAAACTGCCAAGGATGCTGCGGTCGGCTTCGGTGGCTGGCTGCTGGACAATAGAGAGGCGTTAGTCGCGGCCATCGTTGCCATCGGAGCGGCCTTCGCTTGGGCTAACCCACTTAGCGTTGTTGCTGTTGGGATGGCTGGTCTCATAATTCTTGTTGGCAGCCTGAGAAGCGAACTTGAGACTTTGCCGGAGCCACTGCTGAACATCAGGGCGAAATTCGATGAGTTCACCATCTTCATCTTCGATTGGGCTGACAACATCCTGGCCGTCTTCGACAAGATGAGCGAGGGGATCGGTGGGCGGTTCTTCCCAGGAATGAATGAGAAAGTCGAGGCAGCGCGGGCTTCCCTGTTCCAGTGGCGGGCCGATGCCGAGAGAGACCTGGCAGCTATCAATTCTCAGTTCGAATACCTGGATACGGGCATCATGGCAAATCAGGCGAACTGGGAAGGCCTGGCTGGGTGGATGGGTACCGAGTTCGTGAACTCGGTTAGGAACGCTTCGACGGGCTTCTACGAGTTGGATGGGTGGCTAGGTCGCATGCAGGGATCATTCGATAGAGTGACCGCTGCCGCTCGTAATTTCAGCGCTGCGATTGGCAGCCTGATCGCCCAGGGCATCCCCTGGTCCGCCGTCATGTCGTATCAGTCCGGCGGTACTATTCCGGGTCCCATCGGCATGCCGCAGCTCGCCATCGTCCACGGCGGGGAGCGCGTCGTACCCGTGGGCGGCAACACCACCTCGAACCGCTCCTCATACTACGCGCCCGTCATCTTCAACTTCCCGCGTGCCGATTCCGGCGAGGCGATGAAGCAGATTTCCCGCCAGCTTCGAGGACTTTGACCCATGGCCTATGGATTGACCCCAGCCACCCTCGACGGCACCGACCTCCAGACCAGCCCCTACACGTCCTACTTCGGCGCTGAGGATGACCCGCTCAGCACCGCCACCTTCCAGCCCGTCGAGAGCGAGATCGCCGGCGACTACCCGGAGGTGGCGCGCCAGCAGCCGGGCGGCAAGACGCTCCCCCTGCACATCATCCTGAACTCGCTCACCGAGGCCAACCTGGCCTCGCTCAAGAAGCTCTGCGACCCCGACAAGGGAGCCATTATCCTGAAGGCCACGGACGGGACGCCGGTCACGCGCCGCCTCACCGTCTACGTGGTGGATCTCCGGGTGATGGCGGAGGGGGACGCGCCGCACCACGTCGCTGTCCTCTACGCCCCGCGCCCTGTGTGGGAACAGGACAGCGAGCAGTCGGACCTCCAGACGGCCAGCGCCAGCCCGAAGACCTGGAGCATCACGAACGCGGGCACGAAGCGCGCCCACCCCACGTTCGAGGTGAAGCCCACGGCCCAGAAGACGCAGGCGAACGGTTGGCTCTACCGGCGTCAGGTCGTGTTTGCCTGGCGCTCCGAGCTGCCCGGCGTCTCCACAAACGGCCTGCCCTATCCCGTGAACGTGAACGAAGGCGGCCTTGACCTGAGCGCGGAGCAAACGGCGGGCCGCCTCCTGGCCAACGGCAACGACCTGCGGGTCCTCGTCGATGGCGAAGAGGTGAGCCGGTGGCTCGATGCGACTCTCGTGGCCGATTACGTCTGGGCCAACATCAGCTTCTCGCCCGCCGTCGCCGTCACCAACAAGACGGCCATGACCGCGATCTCGCCTGCCAACGGCGAGGATATTGAGCTCTCGAACGTGCTGGGCACGCTCCTCCTGCCCGAGAGCGGCGACATCCTCTGGGGCAGCGAGGTCATCCACTACGCCAGCAAGACGGCCACGGCGCTTGTCAACATCACCCGCGGCTTCCGCAACACGACGGCGGCGGTCCACAACGCGGCCACGACGGGCTACCGAGTCGAGCACCAGATTGAACTCGTCTACGGCTACTCCGGGGCGGGCTCGCCACCTGCGCCCGATGACGAGAAGCCGGTCATCGACCTGGCCCTCTCCACGAACCTGAAGCACGTCTACCCTGGCCCCGTCACGGCCTCCGGCACGCTGCGCACCGGCCAACTGCTGCCCGTGTACACCAACGACAACCTCCTGTCGCCCGCCATCAGCTTCCTCGATGGGGCCACGCCCGCCTTCCGCGACACGGCGCCGTCAGCAGCGGCGCCCCAAAAGAACGGTCTGGATTTGTACTGCCCATGTGGTATCAAGGCGGCCGCCGGCGCCATCGAGCACGACGTGACGGTTGAGGATCTCCTGGCCCTGGAGGTCTACGGCGACGACATGGAGGGCTTCGCCTCCCTGCTCCAGCGGTACAACAGCGGGAACGACGGGGCGAACGTGACGCTGACACCGGCGGCTGTGCTCTCCAGGTTGCAGTATCGGGCGAACCTGCGGGACATCACCGGGGCCGACGTGAATGATATCGGCCAACTAGAACTCACGCTGGCCACCAGCGCACAGCAATTCACGTTGGACGCTACCTCTCTCATCTATGGTGCCCTCCTCCGCCTCATCAAGGTTGGCTCGCCCACCGGCAATGTGCAGGTGTGGATCGCTGAGGACAATTCAGACGTGCCGGGGACTGCGCTCAGCGGGGTGATGACGATCGCGGCCGCCTCCATCGGGACCAGCTTGGCGGATCACGTGGTGCTGATCAGCTCCCTTGGTGGGAGCGAGTATCTGTCCTGCCCTGCCGGCAAGTACTGGCTCGTCATCAAGCGCACCGTCGCAGATGCCTACATCGCCTGCGCTTACTCGGCGGCCCGCGTCTACGCGAAAGGTCTCTTCTATACGGGGGGCGCTACTGGCGGTGTGAGTGGCCCGAACTCGGCTGATACGCTGGCCGACGATGCCAGTTTTGGCGCTAACGCTTGGGCTAACCCGACCAACGCGGCGGCATCCGACAACTCACGCGCTATTGCCGATATTAGCGTGTTCGCTACAAGCCACTACCTGAAGGCAACCGATTTCGACTTCGCCATCCCAACCGGCAACACCATCGCAGGCATTGAAGTCACTGTAGAAGGCCAGGCAGAAGTCGCCAACATGGTTTATGGCTATGCTCGTTTGGTCAAAGCGGGCGTGGTTGTCAGCGGTACGCGGGACATCGCGCCCAGCGATGACGCGCAATGGAAAACGACCGATCAATCGATGGTCGGCGGCGGCCCTACCGATCTGTGGGATACGACCTGGACGCCCGCCCAGGTCAATGCGGTAGATTTCGGCGTCGTGGTCTGGGGGTTCAATGTCGATAGCGACGCGAGAGAGGCGCGGGTCGATCACATCACCGTTACGGTCTACCACGCCGGGGCGGACGCTACCGCCGTCAAGAGCACCGCCCACTTCGCTGTCCTCGTCGGCGCTGGTGAAGAACTCCAGGCCGAAGCCCCCTCCGGCTCCGCCGCCGAAGTTACCCTCGACAACATCGAGATCACCTTCGACAACGCAACCCCGCGCACACCCTCCGTGGTGGTGAGCCCCCAGGAGAGCATCTACTGGCTGCTGGGCACCCTGAGCCATGACGCGACCGGCCAGGAACTCGCCCTCAGTGCTGTGGTGCCCCTGAACACGACCGTCGCCATCAACTGCCAGACGCACGCCGTCACCCGCGACGACACGGGCGAGAGCGTCCCCGGTGCCGTCACGCCCTCCGACATCGACGAGTGGCTCCGCCTCAACGCGGGCAGTAACGCGCTGAGGTACGTCGAGGCTGGCGTGGGCACCGTCTCTTTGACGACCAAACACCGGGGCGCATTTGCATGAAGGCCGTCGTCACCATCAACGACGAGACGCCGCCGCGCCGCCTGTTGGCCGAACTCACGACGGCGCACGCCATCGACCGCGTGTTCCCTCTCTCGGGACGCGGCGCCTTCAGCTTCAGCGTCGTGGCCACCGACCCCGGCGCCACCCGCGACAACGTGCGCGAGGGCCGCGTGGTGGTCATCTGGAGCGACACGGATACGCCGCCCTACGTGGGCTTCATTCAGCAGGTAATGGAGAGCCCTGGCGGGCGCACGCTGGACGTCACGGGCGACAACCTGGCCGCCGTGCTCTACGAGCGCCAGCTCCCGCTCGACTGTATCTTCGAGGACCAGGCGGCGGGTGGGATCGCCGCGCAGATGCTCTCCCTCGTGAACTCCGCCAACCCCACACACGTCTGGCCGCTGCCCAGCCCGGAGCCGGGCTCCCCCGTCCGCGGCTCGTTTGAGGCCGGCGGCTCCATGCTGGGCGACGCACTCGACGAGCTGGCCGAGAGGACGGGTGACGAGTGGTGGCTGGAGCAGATCGTCACCCGCCGGCGCATCGAGGTCTACCTGCGCTGGGGACGCAGACGCGGGCTGGACAGGAGCCGCACGGTCCACCTCCAGGAGGGCGTCCACTTCACCGAGATGGGCTATGGGCGCGACGCCCTCGGCTACGCCCAGTCGGTGGCCGTGCTGGGCGGCGGCGCAGCCGTGGCCGATCGACCGGCCGCAGTACGCGCCTTCAACCGACCGTCGGGCGCGTCCTCCAAGGGGACCCTCGTCGGCTCCGCCTCCGAGGTCCACGTGCGGAGCCGCTCCACGAGCCCCATGCTGGCCCGTGAGGTGGTCGAAGTGCTGCCCCTGGACACCGACGAGGCCATGCTTGCCGACGCCGCCCAGAGGGCAATGGAGCGGCCCGCTACGGAGGCTGAGTCCCTGACCCTCGCTATCAACAGCGTGCTCTCCTGGGGAGCCTTCGGGCCGGGCGACATCGTGACCGCCGTGCTCGCCAACGCCGGTGGCCTGGCACCCACCTCACGCCTCATCGCGGGCTACCAGGAAGAGAACTATACCACCGGTTACGTGAGTGTGGGAACGACAACACTCCAGCGTGGAGCCCAGGGCATCAAGGTTCCCCGCGCGGCCCGGATCGCCGCCGTCTCCCTCTACCTGAGAACTGTGGGGACGCCCGTCGATGGCGTGAAGGTCGAGCTCATGACGGATGCGGCGGGCC